GCGGAAGCACTACGTAGACATCATGGAGAATTTTCCGAAGAACACGCAACGAACCTACGAGAGAGAGTTCACGGTAGACAAGGACTTCAGGCACATAGTGATGAACTTTGTCCTGTGGCAACCGGGAGGCTACGGCAGGAACGCTTTCTCACATGCGCGTGTTCACAACGTAACGGTGGAGAGAGTCTGATGAGAACCTTTGCAGTGATGTACAAGCCAGCATTTGCACATCCAAGAGTTAAGAAGTTTGACGCAAGAAGTTTTAAGGACGCGTTAAAGAAAGCTGGCAAGGCAATCCAAGATAGGGAGTTTGACCCAACGAGAGTGCCACTGCTGTTAGTGGATTTCGATGAGCAAAGAGCAGAGATGATTGCAGATTCAGGAAGCGGAAGGATGAGGATTCTCGAGGATGAGACCTACGGCGAGATGACCGACTTCACAAGGAGAGTGTTATGAAGACGATTTTGGTGGGACTGGCGTTAGTCAGTTTTTTGGGATGCGCGTCGGCGGAACAGAAGATGGAAAGCAAGCAGGACTATCGGCGCGCCCAAGTAGAAGCGATCAAAGTTCAATCAGACGCGAGAATCAGCCGTGATCAAGTCAGTGCACTTGAGAAGCAGGCTATGTGGAACGCGCTGGCTGAGGTTGTAAAGGCTAACCCAGAGGCGGCGTCTAACGTAGCTATCGTGGCCGCTGTTGCGGCCGCACGTGATGGTGGTGATGGCGGTCAGAGCACGTCTGAGGGCATGGCCCTGATCAAGACTGAGCGTGATGTGACTGCGCTGGACTGGGCGAAGGTGCTAACTGGCCCCGTACTAGGCACTGTTACGCAGGTAGGTATTGCGGCACTTAACACTGACCTCCAGAAAGAGATCAGCAGGAACAATACGTCTGTTGATCTAGTAGAGGCTGAGATCGAAGGCAAGATCTATGACGCTGTTGGTGTCATGGCTTCCACGCCACGATCTACCGTAACGGTTAGCGACAGTGCCAGCTACATTGGTGGTGACTCCGCTGTTAGCACGGAGACGAACACCACGACCAGCACTACAACCTCAACTACTACAACGACAACTACCGATGACGATATCTACGTTATTAACACAAGCGCGGCAGATGCCGATGATCAGGTTGATGACCTCCTATCTGAAGTGGACTCTTTCGGTCTTCCTGATGACGATACTGTTGATGTTGACGATGGTAGTGATGACTCCTCCGACGATAGCGGCAGTGACGGCTCTGATGATGGGGGAGAGGAAGAATCCGAAGAGGGGGGTGAAGAGGTTGATTGCGAATCTGTGCAATTCAGTCCTGCCCCGCCTGAGTGCTCAGTATGATGGGCGAAGTGCTATTTGGCGGTCTGATCTACGCCCTCCAAGGCAAGAGACCCTACGTGGAGCGCGGCTGGATCAAGCAGTGCAAGTCGCCTGATAACTGGAACGTGGTCCCACGTAATGATGTGGGTACTAGGGAGTGTGGCTTCACTCCCTTGAAGCTGGAGAAATGCAATGCCAATTGAAGACACAAAATACATCACTGGTCTCGATAGAGAATGGCCAACCGCGCAAGATTCTATATCGAGCGGCGATGACCACCTACGTCTCATTAAGCACGTCTTGAAGGAGACGTTCCCAGAGGCTGACCGACCTCAGTCACCTATGGCCTACCCGGAACTAGAGCAGTTCTCTGTTGTTCATAACGTAGATGGGCGCTGGAGTGAGACTGACAGTGTCACGATTGATACGTCGGGCAACATCGCCTGCGCGAACTTGAACGCAAGCGGTAACGTGATCAGCCAATCTGATGAGCGCCTGAAGACGAAGCACTCGACTATTGATGACGCCTTGGACAAGGTTAAGACGCTGGACACCTTCACGTATCTGCCCAACGAGCAGGGCGTGGAGTGCGGTATGCCCTACATGGAGCAGGCTGGCGTCTCAGCGCAACAGGTGCAGGCCGTGTTCCCTCAGGCGGTACAACAAACTGACAACGGCTATCTGGCTGTGGACTACGCACGCCTGTGCGTGCTTCTGCTGGAAGCTGTGAAAGAACTGTCGCATAAGGTGGAGAACCAAGCGTAATGCTGATCAATGTACGCGGCATAGGTGCTACTGGGGTCATATCTGACGTGGCCGCATGGGACTTGCCGCCCAACGCGCTAACTGATGGACGTAACTTCCGGGTCATGGCTGGGAAGATCCAATCGTCTGGTGGCTCCAAGATGGTCAACGTCAACGGGTCTGCGTCTGGCGACATTGGTCACATCTTGCAGAGCAGTGACTTCGAGGGAAACAGTAGCTGGATTGTCTGCACCGATTCGACTCTGGAAAGCTATACTGAGCAGAAGTTTCATACCGTGCTGGATATCGGCAGGGAAGTAGATGAGCACGCATGGACCAGTTGCCAGATTGGTCAGGTGACGTTTATCAACAACCCGTCGCTCAACCCCGTCTACTTCACTGACTGGAGCACTGGCGCGGAGCAGGCCATCAAGTTGCCATGGGTAGCAGGTGGCAGGGATGGTGATCTCTGGGAAGATCGCGGCGTATCAGCAAGAATAATTCAGTCGCACAAGAACTTCGTTTTCGCCATGGGCATGACGGAGCCAGACCCAGTCACTGGTCTGACCACTTACTACGAAGATCGCGTTCGCTGGTCTCACCCCTGTGAGCCTAACGGCGTTCCATATACGTGGGAAGGCCCAGACGTTGATCGCTCCTCGCTTGCTGGATTCGTAACCCTTGGGCGCGGTGGCAAGATCGTAGGCGCTGAGAGCCTGCGTGACAGCTTTGTCATCTACAGCGACAAGGCACTAAATGTGCTTGACTTTACAGGTGACGCACTCGTATGGCGCAGGAGAACCCTTAGCCAGAACGCTGGACTCATTGGACGTGACGCGCTGGTGGAGGTCTCTGGCCGACACTACTTCATATCCAACGAAGACATCCTGATGTTCGACGGTAACCAAGCGCAGAGCCTGTTGCACGATAGGCTCCGCAAGCGCTTCGCCAGCACGCTGAACGAGGACGCACGTCATACGTCGTTCGCTACCCACCATAAGACGATGGGTGAGATCTGGTTCTGTGTTGCTGAGGAAGGATACGACGAACCCAACATGGCCTACGTGTACAACTACCGTGACAACACATGGTCGCTGAGAGACCTGAGCACTGAGCGCACGTTCTCTCACGCCTGCTACGGTAACCAGCCTACTGAGGTTAGTCCGTGGGACGGATGGGAAGGCATCTGGGCCAACGAGCGCCAGACTTGGGCGACTGCCAATAGGCAGGCGTTTGACGGTGTGCTGGTAGGGGCGTCTGGTCCTGACGTGTACAACATCGACACCCAGAACCCTGATGAGGCTGACCTGTTGACGTTCGTAGAGAGGACGCACATGCCAATCGTGGGCCACGAGGACGTGAGCACTATCACGCGCCTGTACCCGCAGGTTGAGGGCAAGACTCCTGTCAAGGTTCACGTTGGCTCTCACCACTACGCTGGTGACGCCGCACGGTGGGCAGGGGATAAGCGAGACTTTAGTCCTGCGACTGATCGCAAGGTGGACGTTAGAACGACTGGTGAACTTCACTCTTGGAGAGTAGAGGGACCAACCAACGGCAACTTCAATATCAGCGGTGTAGATATTGAATGGCAACCAGCAGGTACAAGATGACTTATAGAGCAGAGCCAGTACCGCCCGATGTGGATGAGGTGCTAGGCGAGTACTTAGACAGGCAGTTCTACGGCATTGACTCACATCTCTCGCGCTTCATTGCGCCAGTGATAGGTCAACAGCCGTTACGCCTAGAGATGGGTGCAATAGTTTATGTCCGTGAGGAAGGATTCTACGGGTGCGTTGAGGAGAATGGAGATCTCGTATGGAAGAAGCTAACTTTAACGTAGAGCACGTACCGACTGATTCAGTGTGGGAGCACTGGGAGTACATAGACAAGTACGTGACGGAGGCCGCAGAGGCCACCTACGGTGAGTGCAGTAGAGAGTATTACCGTGGCCAGCTAATCAACGGCCAGCAACAGCTACTGTTATTTAGGTTAGACGGAAGAATTATTGGGTGCATGACGTGCTGTATCGACGTGGCACCAACGGGCAGACGGTACTTGGAGTTGCCCTGTCTTGGAGGTGAGTACAACGTCCTCAGCGACTATACGACTGAGATCGTTGATCACATAAAGATGATGAAGGAAATGTACATGTGCGATGTCGCACGCGGCGGGGGAAGGAAAGGGTGGCACCGCTTCCTTCGTAACGAAGGTTTCAAACCAACTCAAACTTTTGTGGAGTTATAATTATGGGTGTTAAAGGTGGAGGTGGACAAAATTCCTCTCAAAATAGCAGTGTCGGTCAGAACACTGGCCAGAGTAATGGGGCTAACGCATCCGTAGGGATGAACTTCGGTCAGACCCAGTCTGGCAACCAGTCCAGTTCGTCTGGCAGTTCGTTTAACCAATCCAGTCAGGACGTGTGGGGCGCTCAGGCACCCCACCTAGAGAACGTCTATGGCTCTGCTACTGACCAGTACGGGCAAGCCATTGGCCAGATCAATGAAATGCAACCTATGGTTCAGGGTCAGGTCAACGACGCCTACAACCAAGGCGCGGCTGGCTTCGGCAATCAGACGCAGGGCGGATTCGCTTCTGGCTTGCAGGGTCAGGTTGGCCCCAACAGCTACGTGAACGCCCTCGCTGGCGACATGATGAGCGATGCCAACAAGATCAAGCAACAGAATCTTGGTGGGCTCGACGCTCGCGCGGCGGCGTCTGGCATGTCTGGCTCGACTGGGTATCACAACTCAGCCAACCAGATGGCTAACAACGTCGATGAGCAGACGATGCAGGGCATGAACCAGCTTCGATTCGGCGCTCATAACCAAGGCGTCCAGAACCAGATGAACCTCGCAAACATGATGGATCGCAACCAGCAGTTTGGTGTAGCCAACACTGGCGCGATGCAACAGAACGCGATGAACCAGTTCAATCCAGCGATGGCTGGCCTGAACGCTACTGGCATGTATGGCCAGATCATTGGTGGACCTACCACGTTGACTCAGTCTTCTGGTGGCTCATCGAACAGTTCCTCTAGCAGTGGCTTCAGCGACTCTGTCAACTACGGCATGAATCAGTCTGGCGGCTACACGGGCTCTAACAACTACGGCTCTAACGTAGGTCAGGGCGCGTCTAACGGCTGGAACGCTAACGCTGGATTCAGCTACGTCTAAGGAGTGACTCATGGGCAAGAACAGACGATCAAGCAACACCAATAGCGGCCGCACGTCTCATGACGCGGCTACTTCAACTAACCTCATGAACAACATGATGTCTAAGAACCCTATGCACACTCGTGAGCAGGGCCAGAGCAGTATGATGGGCATGATCGATGGGATGATGGACAACATGGACGGCTTCGTCGATAAGATGGACCAGAAGGTGGCTGGCATCTTTGGCGGCGGCGTCAACCCAGCTAAGGCCCATTTCATGGGCCAGACTGGGACTCAGATGGCTCCCGCGCCTCAGCAACAAATGATGGCTCCCCAACAACAACCAGATCCCGCTGTCGCGGCACCTGTGGCACCTGCGGATGAAGGTCCAGAACTACCACCTTGGGCGTCTAAGTTAAGCCCAGAGGCTCAGGGAGCGCTGAAGGGTTGGATGTCCAAAAGGCAGGAACGCATTGACCGACGTGATGAGCGGCGCGCGAGGGCAGATGAGTTTCTAGGACTAGATATGAACCGCCGACGTGGGGCGGGTCGGAGTTATGACCTATGATGGGATTTCTTAGTGACGGATGGGATCCATTCGACAGTGCGGAAGAGATACGCAAAAGAAGGAGGCAAGCAGAGGCTGAGAACGTAGCCGCTGTAGAAGGCTACGATCCGCAAAACACCAATACAAAAGCAGGGCTAATGAGTAGCTTGATCGACAAGCCTGTAGCCCCGTGGGAGAAGGAAAAGGAAGAGCAGGGTACTGGTGAGTACTGGGCGAAGAACATCCTTGGTATCAACTCCCTGTTCTCTCCACTTGCTAAGAAGACTCACGCGGCTGAGACCGTTGCCTACAACGAGGCAATGCGCGAGGCGGCAGGCGAGGATGCAGAGCGGACGCGACTGCTGGGTGAACTTGACACCTTTAACACTGGCTTCACTGACGGCGATACCAGCAACGATGCCATGACATATATGACTGGCCGTATCGGTGGCCTTGAAGCTGATGATCTTGCGACTGCGTACTACGACGATCCTATGTTCGAGACTGCACGCAACGCATCGTCCAGCAGAGAGGTGTTGTTCCAGCCTAAGTACCGTCAACGAGAGGACGGCCGCTACGAGGCTGTGCAGTACAGCAACATGCCGGGGGCGGAGCCTCAGGTCTCGATGATGCCAGAGGGCTTCCTGCCTGAGTCCGCGCTGATGGACCCAGACACGGTCAACAAGTACATCACTGACTTCGGTGACCAGAAGCAGGCTCGCATATCAGAAATGCGCGGAACCTCTGAAGCTATTCGCAGGATCAATGGCATTGATGACGAGGACTGGACATCTGGTTTGCTGGGCAAGATTGAAGGCTTTGGTAAAGAGATCTTTGGTGACGAAGATCCAGAGTCATGGGCCAAGCGCGCCGCATCTCAGGTGGCGCAGATCGAGGCGCTCAAGCTGTTGCCTCCCGGCCCCGCAACCGACAGGGACGTAGAGATCGTCTTGAGGAATGTTCCGAACAAAGACTCCAACAAGGAGACTTGGATCGAGTATCTGACCACTGTTCAGAAGGTTCAGCAGTCTGCATACCTCTACGCAAAAGAAAAGGGTGACTACATTGGCCGTAACGGCCGCAGAGGCTTCGATGGCTTTGAGACTCACTGGGACAGCATCTATGGCGAGGAAGGCTATACGCACTCAGCGCCCGTTGTCGGTGGGTCTGTACCTGCCCAGCCTCTTGGTGAGGACGATGTGCCAGAGTTCGAGGTTCCTAATCAGCATAGGGACGCGTTCTATAAGTGGCTTGAGACCCAACAAGGACAGTAAAGATGGCAACAGAACGAGAACTATATGAAAAGTTCATGTATGAGCAGTTCTTGCAGTCTCAGCAAGCACCTGCGGCTGTCAACGAGGACATTCCAACGGGGGGTGACCTCGCTGGCACTGCTATGCCTGCTGAAACAGAGAAGAAAGACAAGTACGGCATCAAGGACACGTTCCTTGGGATGCTGGAGACTGCGGCCGCAATGACCACTGGTGCCATTGGCGGGACCGCTGGCCACGTCTACGGGGCTATTGACGGTCTTGTCGGTGGTGGTATTCGAGGTATGGAGTTTGGTACTGGTGAGATGGCTGAGAACATGGCTGGAAGGGCTAACGAGGTTGCTGGTGCGTTGACCTATGCGCCTCGAACTGAGGCTGGCCAAGAGTTCACCGAAGCACTAGGCGGCGCTATGGCACCGCTGGAGGCGCTTGAGCCTATCATGCCTGCACTGGGCGCATTGCCCAACCCGTCAAGGATTAGTGCTGTGCCAGACAAGAAGGCGGCAGAGATTGAACAAGCGCTGGATATGACGCGCGGCCAAGGCGACCCGACTAGGATGGGCAACCCTGACCAGCAGTGGAATGGGGCCATGTACCCCGGATTGACCCGTGACAAGTCAGCAGAAGACCTCATGGTGTCTGGCTCTGTCTTCATGGCACCTGAGCACGTTCAGGCGTTCAAGAACGCTGACCCAGCAACCAAGGCGAAGATGCAGAAGATGCAGGAAGAGGCGAAGGCGTCTCAGAACGGTGTCAACGCGCAACACTCGCCCTACAACGTAATTGCTGATGAGTTCGCGTCTCGCTCAGAGACACTGGGACAGGTTGGTGAGGCGTACCTTGCTGATATGAGCAAGGCTATGGAGGCCGTCGATCAGATGGACTCAAACAACGTGCGGACCCTGACTGGCGAACTGCAACAAAGCGTAGCAGGTATGCTGAGAGAGTACGGCATCAAATGGGATCCAGCGACTGGCACCATAGATAAAAAGTCACTTCAAGACTCTAAGGTCTTCAACGGCCAAGGCAAAGTTGTAAGGGCAGTGGAAAGATTCATGCAAGGCACGACTACTCAGTCTGGCATACGTGACGCCCGATCTAACTACGCCACGTTCGAGGACTTGCACAACCTCAAGATTTCTCTCCAGCAGGCTGGGTATGGTGCCGCTCGTAACCAAGGCTCTGGGGATCTGTCTACGGCTCTTATCAAGCGCATGTCTGGCATGGTTAATGATACCGCGCGCACTATCTCGCCTGAGTACGGTGCCGCTAACGATGGCCTGTCATCTGTGATCACCAGTATGCAGGAACTGGCAGACGCTACTGGGACGAAGGTTGACTTGAATGAGTCGAACTTCACCCGCGAAGAATGGCGCAAGGTTTCTAACGCTTCTCGAAAGCTGACCAGTAACTACGACTCAGGTGTCAACCTTGATGAGACGCTGAAGAGAATGGATGAGCAGTTAGTCGCTGAGTCCAACAAGCGTGATCAGGACGGCAACTACGTGGGCCATGTAACTGACGGCCAGATGAATGAACTGAACCTTGTCAGGGATGAGAACGGTAACTTTGTTCAAGGCACCAACCCGCGTGAACTGGCTCTGTTTGCTCACTACATGAACGCCTTCTACGGCGACGGTAAGGTGACCAGCTTCAGGGGTCTTACCCAGCAGGCTAACAACCACCTTGACACCATGGCGGCTAACGCACTGTGGGGTAACAACGCGGCCGTGACTGGTCAGGTTCTGGGCTGGACCAACAAGATGAAGAGCAACGAGAGGAAGCTGAAGGATAGAACGAAGGCGACCCATAAGGACATAGACCTTAACAACACGGCTCGCACTCAGATCGAGGACGCGCTGAACGACGTACTCTGGCGTGGAGTGCCGTTCCTATGAGTCTTTTTAGCCTAGCGAAGAAGGGAGTAGATGAACTGATCGAACTTGGCTACCCCGATCTGGTGGCCAAGAAGATTAGCGACGGGCTGTTGCCGATGGACGAAGCCAGCAGGCAGGCTCGCGCTGACGCTATGGGCATGGGTCCAGATATGTATCGTGGCCACGCGGACGGCAACACGCCCAGAAGCAATCAAGACCTGTGGATGACTGACGATCCTGAAGTGGCGCAAACATACGCCATGGGTGGTGAGTACTACGACGAAGTGCTGGATGACTATGCGATAAAGCAAGGCCAAGTCACTCCGTTGCGGCATAACGCTAATAACCTGTTCGAGATGGACGCCAAGGGTCAGCACTTCGAGGATATCTACGCAGAGCGATCAGACTTCCCAGACTTCACTGACAAGCAGTACGAGGGCGCATGGAGTTCAGGCACGGACGGTATATCGTCCAGCATAAAAGATGAGGGGACTAGGCAGGGGTCTAGGTTCACTAACATCCAAGATGACTTCGACGCTGATGGCGCGTTCGAGCCCAGCACGGTAGAGAACGTGCTCGGGACTAGACCTGATGTGAAGATAAGATCGACCATGGCCGCGTTTGATCCTGACTACAACGGGTCAAACATCATGGGCGGTGGTCTGGTTGCCAGCGCGCTGGCTGGTGGTGCCGCATTAGCACCAGAGGAGGCGGAGGCTACTCCGCTGAAGATACTGTCTGCTGGTGGAGATGTTGCTGGAGACCTGTACAAGCGCCTCATGCGAGCACAGCAGGCTGGCCTGACTCCCAGTTCAGCCATGAAGCAGGCTATGCACGACGATAGCTTCAGCACGTACAACAAGATGATCAAGGAGGCGCACAAGCGCGATGGCGGACCAGCGGGAGCCTTCTACAAGCAACAGATCAAAGATCTGATTGGCCCTATCTCCAAAGACGCGCGATTTAACAAGAGTAAGTACGCTCAGGAAGCACTGCGCGACTGGACGCTGACGCGTCTCTCACGTGGCCCTGACTACCGCAGTAAGGAGAGGGGCGAGGCTACGCTGGACGCTCTGTTGCCTGTGGCTGGTGTAGGTCTGGCGGCGGCTGGCCTGATGGCACCGCACATCAAAAGTAGTGGAATGATTAGTTCGCCCCGAAGTGAAACGCTGTCAGATGTGACAATGGGACTGAGAGGTATAGAGAGGAGGCTGGAGGGTAGCCCTGCAAGCCTGCTGTTCCCTGAGGGACTGACGGAATACCTAGAGACGGTAAACCGGAGAGAGGAAGACCCGACTGCTATGACGCGGGCCAATGCGCTACTAGATTTCTTGTAATTTCCCGACTGTTTTCCCTAGAAACCCCTACTCGCAATGGCTAACATCCGTGTCAGCCGCATATATGTTGGCTCCGTCTGCTGGGCTCGAACCAGCGACCCGCTGATTAACAGTCAGACGGTCCAACACCGGAGGGCTATGCTACTACATGCTTTCGGGGGGAAACACTAGGGAAAAACCTTTCACTTTTGTGACGGGTTCATGCGGCTTTCAGCCGCTCTTTCCCTACCGTGTGGCAGGGATTGTTGGTAGCTGGCGAACATACGTCTTTCGCATCTGCGGCGAACGATGCCCACCATGGTTGTCTTTATGGTCCGTTATACCCTTAGCCTTCAAATCGTGGAAGGTGAACGGATTATCTAACTTGCCCTGTAAGCGCCTCCAAGCGCTCCTGAAGGCACTTTCACTATACCTATGGGTGACGTAGGGTTCTCCCCTAACGTCGCTGAGAGCGCGTCTGAGACGCTCTGAGAGCATTGTATGCTCCCCTTCACTCCCTTTTGACCGTCTGAGCACGACATAATCGTCAAATACGTCCTCAACACGTAAATTCATCACCTCACCCAGCCTTGCGCGGAGCAAGTAAGCGAGTTCCATCATCTGGGCTATCGCAGGTGGGGCTAGTTGTAAAGCCATTTCGTACTCCTCATCTGTAACGTAGCGTTGACGTGGCTTCTCTTTGTTCAGCGTAACCCCTTTGCAGGGGTTTGCTGGGATGTCATACCTCTCCTCGACCCATGACCACGCAGATTTAAGGACTGCGATGTGTCTGTTAGCTGAGACGGGGGAGGGGTATTCGTCTAAGTAAGTGCGGATGGTGCGCTTGGTGACGGCGACCAGCTTGGCATCCCCAAACTGGCCGCGCCCCGTGTCTGCGCCCTTAATCTTCTGGATAGCGGCGGCGTAGTCCTTCTGGGACTTGGCCGATAACTGAGAGAACCTGTCAGACTCCATATACAGGTCAAACAGCCAGCCAACCGTGTAGGTCTCGTGACCAATGATGGCTTCGTATGCTTTCCAGACTTGGGACATGGGGGCGTCTGGTGGCGCTATGTTGCGCCATTTGCCCCAGACTATCTTCCCGTTCTTCGTCCCGCGATAGGGCTTGTAGACGTACCCGTACTTAGTCGCCGAAACGTACTTCGGCAGTTTCCTTGTCGGCAATGGCTCGCTCCATGATGTCAACCGTCGTGACAGGATTATCCTGTGCATCGATGACAAATGGAATGTTATTTTTCCTGAGCCAGTCGCGGACCTTGAGCCGCTGTTTAAATCCAGACAAGTCCTGTAAGTCCTTGAACGTCAGGACAGTCACAGGGTACACACCGTATAAAAGATAACGGAAGCTGTCACCAGCCCGATCACGTATATCCCGTAAGTGTTGAAACGTCGGAAGACGCGTTTCTTTTTCATTCATCCTCCACTCGGATAATAAGTCCATTACTAATTGATTCAATTGAAAATCTCCCAAAGTCGCAGAAGGTTTTGTCTTGCGAAACGCCGTTAGCATCAGGGCAAGCTATGACGAAGGACAGGCACGGAAGCGATAACGTCCATACCTGCCCATCTTCAACATAGCGAGGAGCAACCTGACACTGATACTCGATGCACGAGTCGTTCACGCAAAACCTGTGATCCCGCATGGCAGTCTCAAGGATTAACTCCTCAAACATGACTAGAAGGGAACGTCGGTTTCAGGAACGCTAGGCGCTGGTGCCGCCTGTGCAGGCTTCGCCTGCTGACCATCGTCGAGGTCATACAGGTTGAGCCAGCCGTTCCACTCTCCGCCTACTGGCATTGAGTCGATCTTCAGGGTGACGCTGTTGTCATCCCTCATGAACGCCTTACCGACTGTTACGTAGCGGGTCTTCTCCTGACCAGCACTGTCCGTGTACTTGCCGTTGGCGGCTACGATCTTCTTAAACTGCTTCATGCGGTTTTCCTCATGTTAATGATTGCTTGCTGTTGCTCTCCGTTGAGTCGCTCAAAGGCCACGCGGCGCTCGTAGGACGTTAGTTCTGCTACGGTTTCCTGTAGCAGTATTTGATCATCACCCTCGACTGCGGCGACCAAAGCCTCAGCCGTCGATGTGATGAATTCTTCAGCCTGCTTGAGTGTGGCGCGGTAGGCGTCTTTGAACTTCACCTTGTGTCCACTGGGGGCGGCGTTAAACATCTCCGCCAACTCGTTCTCAGGCAGGCTCTTGATCAAGGCGTGGAAGCCCATGTTGTCACCACTGTCGATCAGTGCTACGCACTTCTCGTATGCTCCCTTCTCAATCAAGCCTTTCAGGCTACCCAGATAGAGCCCAATGCCAATGCCGTGCATGGCTATGGCTTTAACAAAGCAACGCATCTGCGCGTCACTAATGTCTCTGGCGTTAGGGTTCTGGATTGCCTTGTTTCTGTTGTCCATGACTGGCAGTGTCATCTCGTGGGTGAGGTCACCTACGGTGACGCCTGTCTTAACCATTACTGACTGGTCGGGGAACCAAGCTGGCTCACCGAAGTAGTAGCTGGCTTCTGGATGGTCCTCGCACAACAACGTCCATGCGTAGGCCCATGACAGGTAATCGAGGTTGCCTTTCTTCTCGACGCCTTCCGCCACGTCCTTGCGTGACAACCGAACGAATCGGTTTTCATTCATAGTCGTACTCCTCTATAAGCCGTTCCAGATACCACTTGCACTTCTTCAAGTCCTCGACGGCTGTTCCCTTAAACTGAAAGCGGTGTAGGTACTTCAGGGTCTGGCCCAGAGCGTAGAAGCGGAAGCCAGTACCTAACTGCTGGCGCTGGTAGTCAACGCACTCGATCTCACCAACGGTGTAGTGGGGTGGCTTGTTGACCATGTCCACTACATTGCTCCGCTTGCCGTTGAGCGCGTCCCACTCCTCTGGCGTGATGTTGTTGATGCTCATGCAATCATCTCCAAGTCCACGTCCAGATCGCCCTCCTCGGATACGCCTAAGTACTCGAACACCTGACACTCGAAGGACAGCAGGGCGAAGTAGCCAACCTCTGGCAAGTCCTCATCGATGGGCAACGCGTCTGGGAAGCCAGCCGCTGTCGCATCCAATAGGCTGTCGAACATTAACTCCAAGGTATGTCGCTTCACTCTTCACCTCCTACTAGGTATCTAAGAACCTCATCGATATCATCCTCGTGGACCTCGCAAGCGCGGCCCTCGAACATGACGGTGTCTAGGTCGTAATCAACCGTCTCCCAGATCTCTTGATGGCCGTGGACCTCCGCCGACTGCACTTCCTTCTCGGCGTATGACTTGCCCCAGTCCAACTCGCTGGGACGAACCTCAAGGATTATTCGCATCTGCACCCCTCCGAACGTCTGGTTGCTGGTGGTGCAGTGAGTCGCCCATAGTGATGATCACGTCATCACACCTGAACTTAGCCTCGAACATATAACTGCCGTCCTTGGCATCTGACTCGACTGCTTCGCAGTAGCCAGCGTCCATGGCGTTCTGCACGTTGTCGAAATACAGCGTTGCTACAAACTGCTTCATAATCCCTCCTTGATCTGCTTCTCTCGTAAACTTCTCCAAATTGCTTCAGGCTTCGCTAGGCTTGTCAGGTCAACGCACAGCTTTGTGCCGTACAGCTTTTCCTTCTCCTTGCACACGCTGGCAAAGTTCTCTCTGCGGATGCCTCCCTGCACCACAAGGTCGGAGCCTTTTTGGGTGACCAGAATGGCAACGTCAGCCCTGAAGCTATCGAGGCTGTCAAAGATCAACTCCTCGGTCTTAGTGAACTTCACGTCGATTGACGTGTCGCCAAACCAGAGGTCTTTGCCTTCGTCGCCCAGCACGTTGAACTTGGGCGGGTCGAGTCCGAACAGCTTCGCTACCGCAAACTCTGCGCGAGCGCCGCGAATCTCATTCTCATCTCGGCCATCCTCGCCCCTCGGGTTTGTGTTCTGCATCCGACAAATCTTCGTCGTGTCCCGTGCCAGCAAAAGTGCCTCGTGCTCTTCTCTGGGACTAAGGCGAACGCTAATTGCCATACTTCCTCCTCAGCCAATCGAGGCTCACTGGCATCACGTCGAACTTGCCGTCCTGCACGTCATGCAATAACCAGACGCCAGACCATGTCTGCTCTGTGTTCGTCTGTGGCGTGAGGTAGCCCTCATCGTGCTGGTAGCAAATACCAAGGAACACGCCTGTGATGCTGGACCCGTCCGCCTTGTTGGCGAACGCTATGTCACGCTGTTGAACGTGGCCCATAACGAATGACTGGTGGCGCTTAGTCAGACCGATGCGTGCGCTACTCACTGGGCGTCCCATGGTTCCTGAAACGATGTAGTGGGCGTACACAACGCCATCGATGATGACTGGCACAAGGAACGGGTGAACCGTCCAGCCGTGCTCTTCGAGGTTGAAGTCATCGAATGACATCAGGGTCTCAAGTTGCGCGTCTGCGTCCACAGCTTTGACAATACGTTGCTCGTGGTTACCAAGGCAGAAGTGCATCTCAGGACGCCAGATCTTCTCCTTGTTCCTGCGGAGTCGTTCCTGCTCTTCCTGAATGGGGGCCATCAGCATATCCATGGCCTTGTTGCCCCACTCGATGTCCTCCGCGTACCTGCGGCCCTCCATCTGGCGACTGCCTTTCTTGTCGTAACTCGACAGGCTAGGCATATCCCAATGATCGCCGATATGGATCAAAACCTGAGGCTTCATCTTGACGATGTAGCGGCCGATGTGGGTGAAGTGGTCTAGCGGTACATTTGGCTTTACCTGAGTGTCAGGTATCACCAAGTGTCTTCTCCCTATAGCGGCAGGAGTGGAAGTCGTAGGTTTCATCGAGTCCTTCTCTGCCTTCGATTTCTTTCGCAAGTTCTTTTGCGACTTCGCGGTAGTAGTCTGCGATGGCTTTGGTGTTTGCTCGGGCATACTTTGCTCTCTCCTTGCAGGCTGACCTTTGAAGTAGCGCGTTAAGCGCGACATCAGAGGAGTCTCTTCCGTAGACTGACCCATAGATATCTCTCCACAGTTGAATATGGGCGACAGGGTGGCCCGTGACGTAGGTATGACAGTGAGCGCATAGGGCGATGGCACACTCGGGGTCGTAGCGAGTCCCGTAGTGGCCCCTACCTATCAGGTGGGAACACTGGAGTCCTTGCCTCTTCTCCGACTTGTCCTTGCCACAGCGCTGGCAGTGCCAGTTAGACCGCATCCGCACACAGTCGCTGAAGTGCTTATCAGCGATGTTGCGTTTGATCTTCCCGAAACTCATCAGTGCACCAGCTTCAGGTCAGGCTTCGGCGGTGGCTCTGGCTCCCATTCGATGTCCATGACCTCGATGGGATACATCCACACACAGCGATAGCCGTCGCTGACTCCTTCGATGTACTCGACAGCCTCGTCCTCTGTCATGCCTTGCGACATGAGAACGTCCTTAGCTAGCTGGCTGTTGTAGACCAGCACGCTCTCTTGGTTGCTGTCGTACACACAGCCCACTACCGCATAGGCTAGTTCCTCCACTACTTCCATGTTGAACTCCAGTTCATCGTCCATTAGTAGTCACCCTTCGGCCTTCTAGCTGGCTTGTAGTAGCCGCCATCTCCAAGCGAAAAAAGTGTCGAGTAAACAGGCTTCTCGTATTCACCAAAGACCCATTCCCATGGCGTATAACAACCGCCTTGGTCTGCTATCCAAGCCTTCGATGGTGGAGCCACACAACGCATAGGTATGACTTCAATCTCTCCGCCTCGGGCTAGGTACTCAGCAGTGAGGCGTTCGTTCTCCTCACGCCACCTGCGCCTAGTCGGATCTTCTATTCGCATCGTCACGATTACCCCCTAACTGATGCGCGGTAAGCACGTGGTCCCACACCAGAGGCTTTAGATGCTCTGGCACGTTCTCCTCAAACCACTTACGCTTAGTCGCTCTGTCCGCTTGCATTGATAAAAGAAAGGCCGCGTAGTCACGCGGCCATCGTTCTTGCCTAAACCAACTCACACTTGTCACCGACACAGGCGGCTGTCTGCGCGCCCTCTGTCGTGTCCCCGCGCTCGTACTCAGGCAACTTGCTCCAGTCGATGGGATCGATACACATCGAGCACTGGGTGTACTCGGCCAGATCAATCTCCTCGTAAGGTGCCTGCTTATAGCTGGAGCCTGAGTGCGGGAGGAACGACATACCAATGAGGCTGTCGAAGTTCTTCCACATCCAGTCACACGCCTCGAACCACGTGTCATCCGTGTAATAAGCAGTACAGCTAACGGTGTGCGTGGCCCAGTGCTTGCCGTAGATGCGAGCCAACTCAAGCTGGTCGATGGTGCCGACTTGCTCGGTTGTCAGGCTGTGCTCTGGCGACTCGATGAAGAAGTCGAAGACCACAGTGGTGGCTGGGTTCATTGCACAGGGCTCGTGCGGCACGCCTTGGTCGATCAGGAAGTCCGTCAATGGATCGTTTGTGCTCTGACGGATGCGGCGCACGTAGTGCTTGCTGTAGCGTGGATGAATCCCACTGGACGCATCTACCAATTGGCTCACAGTGCCGCTCGGCTTCAACGTCGTTACAGAAGCTGACGTGCTGATACCGAACAGGTCGGCGTACTCAGCGTTAGCCTCCTCCGCGATGGTGCGAAGTTCCTCCAGCCACTTGGCTAGCTTCTCCTCGCCCTCCTGACCAGACATGACCTTGTGGTCACAGATGCCTGTCAGGCTGACACCCAGTAGAGCCTCATCTTCACAGTTGTCCTGCCAGACTTGGCGCAAGTATCGGAAGTTGGTCTGCGTTGCCTGCAACGTGCCTAAGATGGCCGCGATGCGTACCTTCTTCTTCAGCGATGCCAGCGTGTCCTTAGGACGGACCACAACCTCTGACAGATTGCACATTTGCTGGGGTCGGAGCAGAATTTCCGCGCACGGGTTAGCTCCGAAATCGTGGTCTGGGTCGCGCTTGCCGTACTCAGCGATCTTCTTCTGAGCACCACCACGATTGAACACGCCACGCTCACCAGAGTAAGACTCGTACAGAGACTTCATCTCGTTCTGGAAGACGTGGAAGTCAGGCTTGCCGTCGTACACAGCGCTGTTGTTAGCGAGCGCACGCTGGCCGTTAGCGTCATACCATGCGCCAGACTTACAGGCGCGCATACGATCATCTGACACGTTAGACAGACTGATCATGGCACTGCGCCGCACACCGCCTACCACCACAGCCTCGCCAACCTTACACAGAAGGTCGTGAACCTCTAGGCTACTCAGCTTGCGTCCCTGTGCGTTGCGGAACGTGTGCACAGTAAACTCGAACAGATCCACTAGCGGCTGTGGTCCGCTTGCGCGGCCCCCGAAGACTTTAAGCCTTGCACCCGCTGGACGTATTCTCGACACGTCCCATGTGGGCTGGTGTCCTGAGAACAGGAGGGAGATAAGCTGACGCAATGCTGAAGCCCAGCCCTGCTTGCTGTCGGCCACAGTGATTACCGTGTCGCACTCGACGATATCGTCAGGCACTTCAGGTAGCTTGTTCACGTACTGGCGCTCGACTGAGTAACCTACGCCACAGCCACACATCAGCAAATAGAATGTCTCATCAAAAACGCGTGGATGATCTGCAACCGTGTAACAGCAGTTGAACGCGGCCGCGTTGTCCCGCTTCAGCGCTTCCCCTGCGCTCCACATAGCCCGCATACTGGGCATAACGTCCATGTTAAGAATCGCTTTACGCGTCCCCTCATCGATCACACGGTCCATGAACATCATGGTGGTGTCATCGTCTTTGAAGTGCTGTAGGTAGCGATCTACAGTCTCCTCGAACGTCTCTCGACGTTCCGCATCGTCCAGCCATCTGGCATAGCGCGACTGGTGAATCAGGTGCTGGTAATCAGAAATCTGCAACGTGTCTCTCCTCGACTGTTCAAAAAAATGCCAACGTCAGGCACAGAAAGGCTCAGGAATTTTTCTCCTGCTTCCACTTTAGGTACTCAACGATTGCGTAGCGTGTCGCTATGCCCCAAGCCAGAGCGGCTGTTGTGAGAATAAATAGTTCCATTTGCTCCCTCTCATCTTGTCTCTAATTTTTCTCAAGGCCACACCGCGCTTGCCGCGAACCCATTCGCCGCTATAGCCCATGACCTCTCCTAGTTGCGCGTAGGTGTACTTGTCGCGCATTAGTGTTCTAACGATGTATTCCTCGGTTGCGTCTAAGTAGCTAAACGCCTCCTCAAGAATCTCCTGCACATCGTAGTCAGGAGTCTCATCATCGACACAATTTCTTCCGTCTTCGTACTCAACCTCATCACCGATGTGTGGCTGTTTCTCCACAGACCGGATCATTTCCCAACGGATGTAGTTAGTCGCGTAGGTGGAGACCCTGAAGCCTTTCTCTGGATCAAACTTCCTAAGCGACTTGATTAAGCCAATGATCCCGTCCTGCACCAATTCCTCAATCGGCACAGGCGTGATCATCTTGTTGGCTATCTTGTAGACCAAGCGAATGTTGTGCTTGACCATCTGCTCCAAGGATTTCTCGCACCCTGCCGCCATCTTCACGGCCAGCTTGTACTCCTCTTCCTTGCTGAGTAGTTCGTGGTGGGTGTCGTACATACAGACTCCTAGTGAATGGTTGCGTCCATCATCTTCATGTTCTCGATGGCTTCCTCGATGTTGCCCTCAGTAAACTCCTCACAGAGCCACTTGATAGCTTTCAGAGCGCCATCGTTGTCCATGGATGCGCCGACACACAGGTCGTACATCAACTCCATGATCATGGTCTCCGCGAGGTTGGCGCGGTGCCATCCAAGTGCATCGTCGTGGTCAAACTCGTGCAACAACATGGACGTGCCTTCCTGAATCTGACGCAAGGCAAACTCAAAGTGCTCGTCTTCCTTCTTCTTCTCTGCCTCGCGCTTCTCGACTGGAAAATCAATTACGTTGCTCATAGCTTGAAAACCCTCCTTAGGTTGTGTTGCTCTAATTCGTTTAGCTTGCCTACCACTTCGGTAAGGCTGTACTGCTCCTTCCAAGGGAGTCCGTCTTGCTCATCGTCACGGGCTCGATCTCGGAAGTGCTGGTTGGCGTCTCGCTCGTTGTCAAACCAGACGGCTTTGTCGCCACAGGCGACTCGATAGAAGTCAGACATTCGTCCCTCCTCAGGTCTATCGGTTGGTATTGGCGGTGGCGGTTGTTACAGAGCACACGCGCCTTATCGGATTGGTATAGGCCCACAGTGCCTTGAAATGGCATGTACCTACTCTTAGCAACATTCAGCAGAAAATCTGGCTTGTCCCTGTCCCTGTCCTCCTTGTACATGTCGGGGTCTTTCCACAGCAGGAGCACTGAGGCACTAGCGTTTACTAAGTGACTACTGCCTAGCAGGTCTGCTTTGTTCGGTATATGGCGCTCGCCCTTGTCACCAGATGCCTTACGGACGTGGTGCACAAGGATCACAGCCATCTCTAGTTCACGTGCAAGCGTAGACAGGCGAGTGATGAAAGCCTTCTCAGCTTCTAACTCGGTGCTCAGGTTGATCTGCATCAGACAGTCCAGCAGGAACACGTCACAGCCCAGCAGGGTTTTGGCCACACGGATCATCTCGATAACGTCCACAGGCTCTAGCACCTGCGTGGTGTCAACAAAAAAGATCTTCTGGTTGGACCACTGGGCAAACTCCGACAGGTAAGACTCGTGCGGAGTAGGGACCACAGCGGCCTGCTCGGACATCATCTCGAATACGTAGTCAGCGGGCAGTTCCAAACTGGCTACGGCTACGCGCTTCCCACAGGATGCCGCGTGCACACACATCTGGTTTGCCATCGTTGACTTGTTCGATCCTGAGTAACCCCCAATGATGGTGATGCCACCACTGGGGATGCTGTACAGGCCGTGTAGCTTGCTCCATGGCACAGGGATACCAGTGTCACCCTTCTCCCTGCGCTCTACCGTGCGGCCCACCATCACAGACGGGTCCGCAAACTTGTCTAGGTACTGATCCTGCAACCAACGCTCGTGCTCAAGGTCGGTCAGGTACACTACAGAATCGTTCCCCATGTGATGCGCTCCTCCTCAGGCTCGTAATCGTCTCGGCTAAACCACTCGTCACGTGACACCACAGGGCGTCTTATAGACGCACAGGGCTCACACATGCCGCGCACTAGATGGCCGTGCTCCTTCGCGCCTGTCGGGCAGTAGCGATTGGCACAGCGGTTAGGTGGGACAACGTCCCCGTAGTAATGGGCGTCAGGGATATCCCAGCGCCACGCTATGGACTCGTAACTCATGCGCCTGTCCTCCATACCTCGTACACAGGGAACTCTGGCTCCTCTGGCTCGCCGTTGATGATGGCGTCAACCAGTGCGCGCAGATCGTCCTCGCCCATGGATGGGCTGTAACCAAACTCGACAACAAAATCCTGCAACTCTCCAATGCTCATGTAAGGCACCTCGCTGTTCAAAATATCGCAAAACTCAGGCATGACTAGGCCGCGTTTATCGCGGCGCTGATAGTGATAATTTAGCTTGTCCCTGTAGGCTCTAGTGGTCATCACGCACCCGATTGATTGGGATGCTACGCGGAGCCTCGAAAGATAACTCCACACGGTACTTGCCCAACTCCTTAACAGTCACAAACACGTCACTGGCTATCTGTACGGTCTCGCCCTCAGACAGCATTAGTTTAAGATTGCCCACAGGCGTGGGCTTGTCTTGCTTCTTCATGGTTAGATACTCAGGGTTGCGGTGCTCAAAGGTAGTGTACCTCATGCGATAACCTCCTCGGGGGCTCTCCACTTGCGTAAAACGCGGTTGTAGGTCTCCTCCACATGGCGGCGCACACGGAACGTGACTTCTGGCCACTTGTCGTGCAGAGCCTCTGCCGCATCCTCAGCGGCGTCATACTCAGCGTGCTCGCCCAGTGACAGGTACTGTTGCTTCTCGCTGTCCCACAGGTCAACGTGATAGGTGGTCTTATAGCTGTCGTACATTATTTACCCTCCTCAGGTGTCAGTGCTTCGATTGCGATCTCCAGCCCACGTATGACGCCGTCGATCCGTTTTATTTTGCCCATGACCACAGCGGCTTGACCGCTGGGGGTGATGGACTCGTAGTACTCGCGCAGGCTCTCAAGCGCTGTCACAGCGACAGAGCGTTGCCACGTAAGAACCTCCACAGGGTTACTTATGTCTCTCACTATTACCCCTCCTCAGGCTGGTTGCCGTCATCGTCAGAGCCCGACACTTGGACCACAATGGTCTTGGTCAGCTTGATGATGCGGTGGTTAAAGTCAGGGTCGTTAGACATCTCTGCGCCCAGCTTTGACACAGCGTTGCGGTACTGGCCGTACATGATCCCGTCAACGTCCATCCATTCGCCACCTAAGTGGCTCTCGTACTGGACCATATAAACTGCTTCGTTGTAGTTACTCATTGCTTACCCTCCTCAGGTTATTGCCCGTAGACGCCAAGCCACTTCAGGAAGTCCGCCAGAGCGTCTCCCGTGATGCACTTGTAGTCGTTGTCGCGGTGGCTCCAGATGCGGATCAGGCGTTTACTGCCAAGGCCCGTGTATTCCCACACAGCGCCTGTGCGGTCACTGTCCATGTACGCCTGCGCCATATCGAGCGCGTCCTCCTTGGTGTGGAACCACTCCTCGTGGTCGCCGTTGATCTGATAGCCAAGGGCAGTGTGACAGGACACAATCCAGCCCCTGTCCTCGTGTTGCCACACGTGTGTCTGTGGCCAGTAGTCGAGATACTCAGGCGCAATGGGCCTGCTCATGCTCCAGTTAAGTGCGATAGTCATAATCCCTCCACAGGTTATCGGGGCGACACTCTGCCGCCCTGAACGATCTTGATGGTCATGCCGCTTCGCTTCTTAGCCTCAGCGATTTTGTGCGGCACACGATTGGCCCAGCCCGTTTTTTTCTTGGGCTTCTCTTTTATGCCGCTCTCCTCCTGTCGCGCTTTCATCTGCGCGATGGCGTGCTTTGTCCAGCTATCCATAGTCCCTCCTCAGGCGTTAGCGATGTCTTTCAGTTGTGCTTGTGTCCACTCACAGGAGCCATCCTTGTCCCACAGCGTGTCTACGTCATACACACACAGGTTGTCCGACAGGTGGCGCGGCAGGCGGTCAGTCTCGATCCACACGTCCCGCTTGACGTAGAAGCCCGTCATGTGGCCAAGGCCAGCGGGCGAGATCAGCCCAGTGCCTTCACCCTCAGCGGGAACGCTGGTGATCAGGTAGCGGGTCGCGCCCAGTCGCACGATGTCGCTCTCTAGCGAATCGCGCAGACCTTCGCGCTCGCCGTAGCACACAGTCAGGCGGCGTGCAGGGTGCTGGCCCAATTCCATCCAGCGCTCTACCTTGGCTTCATCCTCGTGCCAGTCATCATCAGCAGTCAGGGCGCGCAGTTCATCCCACACAGCCTCGCTGTCGGCCGTGGTGTAGCCGTCAGCCTCAATGGCGTTAATCTCGCGTTGCACAGAGTCAAACTGGCGAGACAGATAAGCGTTTACGTTGTCGGTGGTGATAGTCATAAAGTTCCCTCCACAGGAATGGTGGGGCGTTAGCCCCGCTTTGATGTCATAGGTCTCATGTAGCGCTCTTCAGTGAGCGGCACACGCTTGCGCTCGCCAGTGGCGTAGATAATGTGCATCCACTTGCGCCCGCGCTTGATGATGCAGGCGACTCGACAGCCGCCCACATTGGTCTTGTACAGGACTGGCTCCCAGCCCCTGTTTACCGCCTTGCGATAGGTTAGTGCGCCTCTCATGCCGCCTCCCGTGGGACAAATTCCCACACAGTGTGTGTGCGCTTGCGCCTGCCCTCAGCCCAGTCAGAGGTTTGGCCGTTAGACCAGCCCATCGTGTGGCCGCGCTGGTTGATCACTAGCCGCTGGTGCGGCTGGATCTTGCGCTGTGCCGTGACGATGGTCGCGCCGTAGCGCTTGCGCGCGTCTGCACGGCTGACCGTGTGCATGTACAGGCCGCGTTGCTTGGCCATGTCCAGACAGGCGCGCTTCCAGCGTGACCACGAGGGGCCACGGCCGTGCGGGCGTCCGTGTTTGGCCATGTGCACATAGGCCGTGATGCGATGCAGGCCGAACGTGTCGCCAAGGGCGCGCACAGTGCAGTTGTTGTTGTCGCGATAGGCGGGATGGCTGGCCACCATGGCCGCGCCGTGTACCGCATGAATGTGCCACAGCAAAACGTGGCAGTCGTGTTGCCTTCTCATAAGCCCTCCACAGGTGAGAAAGTTTAGAAGGTGCGGTGCTTGTTACCCCGCACACGTTTGGTTGCTTTCTTGCGATCCTTGAACACGTGCGCCTTGTTGAACTGGCGCGCATGTTTGGCCACTAGATTGTTTTTCATGCCGCCTCCTGTGCGCGTTGCTCTAGTTCCTCGATGCGGTCAGTAACGGCCGCGTGGATGTGACCCTGCCAGATGAAATAGGCAAGTTGGGTCATATAGGTATCGAGGTTCTCGAACACAAAGCCACACTCGGCCACACGTTGCTCGGCTTCGTCTACCTCTTCGGAAAACCACTGTTGCATGAACTGCACAACTTTGTAGTTGTCGCTGGTATAGATAGCCTCGCGATCAGCCGCCTCATAAATGGCATCAACACAGTCATCCTTCAACTGATCCCAGTCGCCGTTAAACTCGCCATCTGATTGCATGGTCTCGCCGACAATCTCGTGAGCGTGGTTAGTGACAGCGTTCTGAAACTCGACACGGTAAGCAATAAACTCTTTTTGATCTAACTTAAACATATTGAAACCCTCCACAGGTCATAGGTTGTATGTACAGCGTAAAACGGCCACAGAGCCGTTTTAAGATGCACACACTTTGGCCAGCCTGACGGTGCGAACCTCGCCCGCTCCGCGTGCTGTGCTTATGGTGTTTGATGGGGACCGCTGAACCACGACACCCCACACCAGACAGCCGTTAGGAACTGCACTCTCGCTACCGCGTCAGTGCTGGCCGTGTGTGAATCAAACTGCTCGGCGTTTGCGTTGCTAATGCTTGCGCCGTGCTCCGCGTTGGATAAGCGGACCCCGCCAACCGCTGTGCGGTTGCTCGCTAGGCTCTCTCAGGTCAAACCAGACTGTCGCCGCCAGACATCTGGCGTAGTGCTAAGGCTCAAAGTAAGGGGCGTCACGTCCAAATCAGGGAGCCGTACAGCCTGACAAGGTGAGGCAATAGCCGTTGCTTGATCAGGGAGCGGCGCGCCACCTACGCGCCTGCAAGCACTAACCCACGCTTGCTAAGTCTGCCCAGCCGCCGTGCGGGATGTCCCGCGCTTTGACTATCAGCAAAAAGCCCTGTGTTTGACTGGGCTACCGATCGCCCGCCTCTGACCGCTCGGCGGGGGGTTCTCAGGCGGCGCGCTAGGCGCACCGCATCGGCACTACTATGACGCCTGTGCGAGCGATTTGTTCCCCAACCTGAGCAAAAAAATGCAAAAAAGATTTCAAAACAAGCCGAAACCCGCGCAAACACTGGGTTTCTGGGCATAAAAAATATTCGTATCTTTGTGGTGACATGTAACGCATACTTCTCATTCATTGGCGAAACATTGAACTGAGGCACCACCATGGCATCACGTAAGACACTGAGAGAGATCGTAGCCCGCAATATACGGCTGGTGATGGAAGAGCATGACCTAAACACCAGAGAGGTCCAGAAGCGCTCTGGCGTCCCTCAGAGGACCGTACATAGCGTTGTAAACAATCAGTCGGCCCCAACCCTTACCACTATCGAAAAGCTCTGTAGCGCGCTCCTGATAAGCCCTGTGGCGCTCATGGTTGAAGGCGCGCCCATGTCCGTCCTGCAATCACGCCGCACCCGCTGGCTACTGGGCGAGTATGCCCGCATGACCCCACTCGAACGGCAGAAGGTGGAGGACGCCGTACTAGCCATTGGTGATGGCGTGGTGCCAGAGATTGCCCCCTGATTGAACGATTTTTCTTGACTTTGGCAATATATCGCTAGGAGGCTCTCAATCGCTCTCTAAGCAACGCTAGCTGTACCCTATGCCGTAGGTCTCGTGTGTTCATAAAATTGCTAATCTATATTCTATGCGGGTTTCAGCCTGATCAAATGAGAATGAGTTGCATTATCACGGATCGGTGATAAACTTAAGGGGGGAGCCCCCCTCTAGCCACGAGGTCAACGGCTCACCCCAAAGTCACCCAGTCGTCACCACCGCCAAGGTGGTGACAGCCTGACTAGCCTGAAGTCGGTAGAGTCAGACGGTTGGCCAATTTTAATTGGCCCGTAGTCCGTCCGCATGACTCGCACTGTTCTCACCATCTCTTTTGCCCTGATCACCTTACTTGCAAGCGCTGACGCGCTCGCTTTGCGTAAGGGCATAAAAACAAAGGTATACGCCACGCTCTGGGATGAATCACTAGGCGGCATGGCCAACATCAAACTGCCCTCTGACGTGTGGTGTGCTGAACAGGACAACGGACGCGGCTGGGTTTACTTCTCGACGGATGGCGCTGACCTCTCGCCCGTGGTGGCTGAGAGCAATATGCGACAAGCCCAGCTAGCCATGACTCGCGGCACTGTGATGACTGTATACATTGATGACAGTAGGAAGCAGGGCGATATCTGTCTGGCTTACCGCACGATCCTCCTGCCATGAGGAAGAGAGAGCAGGGCATACCAAAGCGCCATGAATCGAGGCAGATGCCTCGACGTGGTACACACTGCCGCGACTTGCCGCCATGGCCCAATGACAGACTTGAATGGTCAATTGTGGC